GCTACTCCTGAAGAAATGAAAAGAGAACAGGAGCGTAGGAAGAAGGCGGGTCTAAATCCAGATGGAACTAAGAAAAAGCCAGTAAAGAAACAAACAAACCGAGAAGTAGCTAGAGCTACAAGATATGAAGATGAGGGAGGTGCCGTTAAGTGAAAAAAGAATATGCTTTAGGCGGTATAGGAATCCTCCTTGTAGGGATGGTGTTGGGAAGTGCCGCTTCCAAGATGTCTTACAAGGGCTGTGGTGCCCACAGGGGCGCACGGATGGAACGAATGAGTGGTATGAGGCGTATGGGTCCCCCACAAAAGGCTTGGAAGGCTGAGTCTAAGAAGGCTAACAAAATTGCGAAGTACGCAAAAAAAAATAAAAAGTGAATTTCTTAAAGAAATCATATAAATATAGATAGAAATTGGAGTGTTTTATGAGTGAAAATATTAAGAGTATTGCCGATCTTCTTCCTGAAGGCTTGAGCGAGGAATCAGTTGGGGAAGTTGCAGCCCTAGTTGATTCAGTTATTGCTGAGGAAGTTGAAGGTCGCATCAAAACTCTAGATGCAAAAGTTTCTGCTTACCTACGACATCACATTGATGAAGTAAAAGAACACGCTCTACAAGAACTAGAGGAGGAGAATGAAATTTTCCGTAACTCTCGTTTGTTTGAAGAGCTGCGTACTTTTATGTCCATTGAACTTTCTCAAGATGATGAGGAAAGTGTTGTACGGGGAGCAGTCGCAGAAAAAGAACAAACAGAAGAAGAACTAGCCGTTCTTGCAGAAGAGCTAAACAAGTCTCTTGTTGATAATGAAAAGCTAGAAAATTCTGTGAAGGTTTTATCAGATAGAAATAGTATCCTAGAAGAAACTCTTGGAGAAAAAGATAAAGAGATCGTGAGCTTGGAAGAAGAGAAGGACGAACCTTTTAAGTCTTCAGAAAAGGCTTTAGTAATAGCCGAAAATATGGCTCAATCAAAAAGAACCGCTCCTTCCGAGCTTAATGAGTTCTTAACAGAGGACATGTTAAAGTACATGCCTTAATTAATAGGAAAATAATAATATGTGGCAAGATAGTAAATTAACTGAGAAGTGGGCACCTGTACTTGAAGGCATTTCTGATGCCGAATCAAGGGCTACTACAGCAAAGCTTCTCGAAAACCAAGCCAAGTCCATTATTGCTGATCGCGTTGATGAAGATATTACCACAGCTACAACTACCGTTGGTAAGCTGGGTACATTCCAAAAGTTCGCGTTTCCTCTGATCCGTAGGGTCTATCCTGAGCTGATTGCTAACTCGATTTGTGGTGTGCAGCCTATGCAGGGACCAGTGAGCCAGATTTTCTATCTGGGTCATACTCGTTCAGGTGAAGATGCGACTGGAACTCGTGTAAACCAAACAGTTTACAGTCAGTTCCTGCTTACCCACCAGGGTTTGACGGCATCAGGTATCGGCTCTACTTCCGGCCCGGGTGCGGGCCTGGCTGGTGGCGATAGTTACTGGGAAGATCCCGCAGGTGGCGAAGTTGGTGCAAGCCTAGGAGTGGAAAATACAGGACTTGATCTTGATGTAGCGACAGAGTTTGATACGAGTAATGTTATAGCGCACGGGGCGGGCGGCGCTCATGGTACTCCTGACACCACGGTTGGTGGTAAGATTGCGTCATTCCCTGATAGCACGACAACCCTTGGTTGGAATGTGTCAGCGGGTGAGCGTCTGAAAGATGGTGGGATCCCAGAGATAGCTTTCCATATCGAGCAACAGGCTGTTGTAGCCCGTACTCGTAAGATGAGAGCTCTCTGGACTCTGGAAGCTTCACAAGACCTTCGTGCATATCACGACATGGATCTGGAGCGGGAGCTTACTGGCCTTTTGAGCCAAGAGCTTCAGCTTGAGATTGACCGTGAACTGGTCGAAGATATTCGGATGCTTGCATACGATGTTGGTCGTTTTGGTAATTGGAAGCGTGATGAGCTAAATCAAGGAAACCCAAACTCCTTTAATGATGTCCCCGGTAAGGGACCATTTGAGGCTGACGGTGGCGGCGGTGACGGCTCCTGGCAACCAGCTGCGTTTACCTACGACTTTAATGAAGTAGGACTAACAACTACCAACACCTCTGGTGCTGCTGGTAATGTGTTTGTGATTGATTTCTCAGCCTCGGCTATTGATTTCGCTCCACAGCACATGGGTCATGTGTATGCTAACCTGCTAGCTGTTCTGAACCTCGCGTCTCAGGACATCTACAAGACCACTTGGCGTGGTCCTGGCAGTTGGCTGCTAACCTCCCCACTCGTAGCTTCTATGCTGGAATCAGCTGCGAAGCTAGAAGGCGGTGTCCAAACTGGAGACGGCCCCTCTAACATGGGTGGTGGTAAGGTAGAATATCGCGGCAAGTTTGCTGGTAAGTATGACCTGTATGTTGATCCTCTCTATCCTGAGGATGAAATTCTTATGGGTTATAAGGGTAAGAATGCAATGGATGCTGGCTTCTGCTACTGTCCTTACATTCCACTACAGCAAATCCCAACCATTACGGATCCTCATACCTTCCAACCACGGAAGGGTATCCTGACCCGTTATGGCAAGGCTGCTATTGAACCCGCGTCTAGATTCTACAGGGTGATCAGGATTGTTGGTCCTACGGCTAACTACCTGTTCTCGCCATTCCAATCTAACTCGTCAAATAGCGTAAGCTAGATAACTAGCACGATTGGGTAAAGGAAATAGGGAGGCCAGGAGTATTTTACTCCTGGCCTCTTGCTTTATAACGAGTATATACTTTAGGAGGATTTATGAAATATAAGAGCAAGTGCAGATTTAATATGGTTATTATTGTAAATGATGAGGTTCTTCAAATTCGTCCAGGGCAGGTTATTGAGTCTGATGTAGCGTTAGATTCTCCATATTTGCGTGTGATACCAAAAACAAAAAAGGCCCGAGTTAATAAAGAGAATCTAAATAAAGTAGTTAAAAAAATTAACTCTAAGGAGACTAAGTTAGATGGTTGACATGGTTCCCGTTCCAAATCTTTCTACTTTTGGTACGAATAATATATATGGTAACTCCTTTGCTGATTATGCTGGGCAGAGGGTTGATGACGGTGTACCAAAAGGAACAATTGATTCCGCGAAACTTAATAAGACCACTTTAAGTGATGTTATTGAGTTCTCTGCCTTTGAAGAGCAACTTAAGGATTATATCTTAGGCAGACTCGGACACCCCATTGTTCGCATAGAACTTACACCCTTTCAAATAAAAATTTGTTTGGATGAGGCTGTGACAAGGTTTCAAAACCACGCTCCGCTATGGACAATGCAGATGATTGTCTTTGATGCGTCAGCAAATCAAACGGTTTACAAAATGCCCCCATATATTATTGATAATCTAGAATATGTGGTGTATAAGAAAACGCTGTTATCTATACAGCAAAAAGCAGGTACTCTAGAATTTGACTTTTTCATTAAGTACTTCCAAGACAATTTCTTGTTCCAAAACTTTGGAGTTGGGGATTTCTACATGCTGCAAATGCACCTTGAGCAGATGCGTAAGGTACTAGGCATGGAGGGTTCGTGGAATGTCCTTAATAATCAATACCTACAGATAAGTCCCGCTCCTGTCCTAACCCCTGAGGAGGTGATCGTTGTCTTCCGTGCTGTTGATTCCGAGACTATCCACCCAGCCTATAAAAATTGGATACAAAAGTACGCTTTAGCGTGTGCTAAGGGAGTACTAGGAGAAATTAGAGGGAAGTATGCCACTCTCCCAGGTCCAGGGGGAGGAGCATCCCTTAACGGCGCAGCTCTGAAGCAGGAAAGTGAAGCAGAAAAACAAAAGCTTGAAGAAGAGTTGATGAACGAATTGGAAGAGCCTCCTTCCTTCACAACCTTCTAGTCATGGCTAAAAAAAAGAATTTTAAAGTTGGGATTGAAGTTCCTCCCTTGGTTGAGCTTGATGATATATCTGATAGCGAACTAAGTTTATTCGATCCAGGCAACCCAGATATAGCTCTCTTTAATTTAATTGATGATGAAACTATTAAATTATCTGGGTCTAAGATAGAGTATTATAAGTACTTTCAAAATTCTGATTTTGATCCCGTCTATATGGAGTCTAGAAATAAGCCTGTAGCAAAAGAGCCTGTTATAGTTTATGGACACTATGAACCACGAGTTCTAGAGGAGAACCTTACTCAGTTTGGAATAGAACTTACCAATGATCAGTTCTTTGTATTCAACAAAAGCTACATTGAGCGAGTACTAAAGCGTACCCCTATCCCAGGCGATCAGATAAAGCCTAAGTTTCAAAATTGGAAGTGGGAGATCTTTCAAGTACAGGAAGATAGTTTTGAAGCTTATGGTGTATACCACCTAGTATGTTCTGCTAAGATCCTACGCGATGCTCCAGAAGTACAAGACACTCCTCTTACGGATGTATCTGAAGAGCTTGGGGGCTATACAGAATGGTAAGTCTACCTAGACACCGTGGCATAACTTATGTTCAGGAGAGTGCGGCTTATGGGCACTCTACCTGGATGGATCTTGTTCAGGCTGAGGCTGATTTTGCACAGATGGCCAGTGATGGATATAATTCCATAGGATTCTGGGTTAACCCTGGAGATATTATTGAGGTTTGGGATTACACTAATACATCTCCAGCTGATGGAGCCCCTGGTTTTTCTTGTGGTACATCTTCTTTAAATACTACAGGTATTCATACCCTGTCATCTCTAGTCAGCATGGCAGCATCGGCAGGACTAAGTTCAATAATAAATGTAAAAGGCCCTAAAAATAGGATGCCATATGGTCCTGTTAGTGCCGATGATGACCTGGGTCCTGGGTCGCCTGGGCATCTGGCTAGGGTAACGGGAACAGATCGCTCACCCCCTTTCCCTTGGATAGGAGATTGGCATGATAAGTGGGATGAGGGGGGAATATATATGAGTAAAGCTAAGGGTCATTTTTATGATTACGCAGCAGCTTTTAATGGAAAGTATCTTGCGGGGGGACACCAACGAAAACTGACAAATTATTGGACTGATAATAATTCGACAGCATCTAATGTTGATTCAGGTAGCTACGATGCCTTTACTATAGGACCAAACCAAGACCTTATCCAAGGAGGTCCTGGCGTTGGTCATGAGGCTCTTACGGAACGAAATTGGGATGGTTTATATAATGATGATTTTATATTATTCTATAAAACATTTTTAATTGAGTTAGGAAAAATTTTTCAGGACGCAGCCTTAGATATAAATATTTTATATTATAAACTTTCTCAAGAGACTCTTATTCCAGACAATCCGTGGGCTTACTATGGATCTTCAATAGCATATAAATTTACTAAGTGGTTGCAGGAAGATCCAGAAGGTTTAATGGGAGCGAAGACTCACGAAGATCTTGGTTCATCTTCAATAAATCCTACAGGAAAAAATGATCCTAAAGTTATAGATAACTGGTATTATCGTTGGCAAATACTGGGGAAGGATGGGGCTGCTGGGCTTCGAAATGGTGGGGGTTTATATAATAAATATCCAGAAAACGTACTAGGGGGTGATGCTATTTATGGGACATCTGGGGAATGGCAATCGAACACTTTGGGTGCTGTAATTGATTGGGCTGATGACCCAACAGGTGCTCTTTTAGGAGCTTCAGGATTAAAAGATGTTTCTTCTTGGGAAGATTTTTCTTCAGTTAGTTTTAAAGCTCATGCTAGTGGAGACGAACAAGCTTATAGTTTTAGAGGAGTACCAAAATTTGATGGTATACAGAAGGCTTCATGGAGACCTTTTTGGGATCTTATGAATAAATTAGAGTGGTCAATGGCATCAGGACATAATACCACTTTTTTCGATGCAAATGCGGGTGACGAGAATTTAGATGTATGGAATATCCCCCATACAGCGAACGGAAATTGGCCAGGATTTACTTCAAGATACCACCAACGAGCAGACTTCTATAGATTTATAACAGCTACTTTAGGGGGATACGGAGATGGGGATGTTTATCAATGTTCTGTGTCATCTATGGTTAGTTCAATTAAATTGGGAGATCCTGGGGCAGTAGTAGCAGTTAAGCATTTAAAACCAAGATTTTACCAAGATTACTGGGGTTTAGATGAGAAGGACAAGGTACTTGGAGTCAGCGTGGAAACCCCTAGATACGAACGAGCCGACTGGTTATCAAAAGCCTATGGGGATGTTATCTGTTTGGGATGGTATCCCAC